GGAGACGCCGGAGGTATTGGTATACCAAACATGTTGGAAATCTCAACCGCGAGGTTGTAGACCATCGCCCTCTCATACCCCGGAGGCATGGCTAGATTAGTCGTCAGACTCGCAAAAGTAGTCTGCTGAAGTAGGGAGTCGAAAAATACCGTATACCCAAGTAGAGGTGTCGGGAAGATGTTGATGACCCCTAGGGGAAACTGAGGGTCGTAGAACATCGTATCCGGTAGTTGGCTAGTGATGTTCGTGCTTCTGTCCCCGATCTCGTTCCACTTGTCCCTCGGCAGGATTTGCATGATGAAGTTGTTCCCACTGGAGTCCTGGACGTAAGCCTGTGTGATGCTTAAAGGACGGGTGACGTTAATCACCCCACCAGACCCTATGGTGTATGAATTGGTCCCCGGTGAAAGAACGAACGAGTTTTCAAGTACCGCATAGGCCGTCAGGTTCTCATTCGACCAGCTATCAAGCATCGCGTTTAAAGCCGTCAGTCCGTCGTTCGCCTCCGAAGCGGAAGGGACTTCTCCACCCCCCAAGGCTTGGAGAGCCCTCATCGAGCGGGTAATCAGGTCGTTCGCAGAGACGGCCATTAGTGAACTTTCGTGTTGAACTCCGGTGAGTCTCGGGTATCTTTGGCTCCCGAGAGGAAGGCGTGATAGTTACCCGTCCACCCCTTCACCCCGTAATGCCCCATGTTGACGTTGGGGTAAATCCAAGTCTCTAGACCTGCTTCTCTCATTTTCTTGGAGAACCACATATCCTCCCCATAAAGCAGATGGTCTTCTACTTGACTCATGAAGAACGAGTGATACCGTCGGGTCGGATTTGACGGATCGGCTGAGGGCTCGTTGTACCAAAGGTCGGGGTATTTCTCTTTGAACTTCTCAAGAGCTATTCGTTTGATCCTCAAGAAACCCCCAGCGACTACATAAGCTTTCAGTAAGGCAGTCCCATCGGGGAGGATTCTGCCTCTGGGGTGATTCTTCCCATCCTCCCCTTGTTCGAACTCAGGAATTGAAGTCCACGAGGCCCAGTTGTTTTTAACCGGATACGACCCACCGATTACGTCTTCGGGTAGGAATATCATGTTGACTAAAGCCTCGGGATTCCACTGCATGTCTGAATCGATGAAAAACAAGTCAGTAGCGGCGGGGTCTTCTAGAAACCTAGCGCAGATCGTGTTTCTCGCCCGGTGTACGTAAGAATCACCAGAAAGCTCCCAGAACTCGAACTCCACCCCCATTTGAGTCAGAAGCTTGACTACATGGACCATGCTTGAGATGTAGGGACTGAAGCCTTTGAGTTCGTAAAAAGGTGTCGCTATGATGACCTTCGTTCTCATGGGGAGATAGGGCTTCTTAGCATCCGCATACATCTGCGGGAGAGCTTTTGCCTGTTCCGGGGTCAGGATGGATTGATTCTTCCCGGTGATTCTCGTATGAGTCAAAGCTTCTTCCACTATCTGGATATTCTCCCGGTGGATCATTTTCAGATACATCTCATAATCTGAAATGACCCCGTGTTTCTTGTCCCACCCTCCGACTTCCCTTGCGGAGTAAGTACGGTACATCCCCACACCAAAATAGACGTTCGACCTTGAGAACTGTTCCTTCCACTGGTCTTGAGTCCTGTTTGAAGCCTTTGGGATGGAATAGAACGGATGGTTTTTGTCGGGGAAGTCCTTACCCTCATTGTCAATAAAGTCAGTCTGTGTGGAGACGAATTCAGTGAACGGATTCTTTTTAAAGACCTCTAGACATTTCTCGACGAACCTTGGGTCGAGGGTGTCATCCGCCGACAGGGGAATGAAAAACTCTCCCTCAGCCATAGCTAACATCGCATTTTGCGCGTCCATCTGACCACGGTTTTCATCGAACTTGATGAACTTGATCCTTGGGTCTGAGAACTCCCCCATGACCTGTGCGATGTTGTCCGTAGAGCAATCATCAAGGACTATGATCTCCAAGTCTTCAAAGGTCTGTTTGAGAGCCGACCCCACAGAATCGGGCAGGTAGTTAGCCATGTTGAAACATGGAATGCCTATCGTGACCTTCCCCGTCACAGGAGGAAGTAGCAGCTTGTGCCTCTCTCTCACGGATTTAAGCTCTTCCTGGGCCTTCTCTTCGGAGCTTTTCGCCCTCACCGAATTACTGATGTCCTCTTTACAAACGGCCCATCTGACCGGCAGGACTCTTCCCTCGTGCTTTTCGAAGAACCGGCAGTACCATTCGTGGTCCGTGAAGATGTTAAGGTTGGGATCGAAATACCCGATGGATTCGAAGACTGACCTTCTCCACAAAGCAGAACAACTCCCCAGAGGCACTTGCTCAAGTAACAGAAGGGTTTTAAGCCAAGACTCCTGCGATCTGTTGTGAGCCTTCATGAAATACTGCTCCCACGAAGGTCTCGGACCCATTTCTCTGCACTGAACCGTCCTTCCGTTCGAGTATTGAGGCAGTCCCCACACACAATCTACTCTTGGGTTCTCATCTAGAAACTTGACCTGATCCTCGAACTTTGAAGGATGGAGCTTTTCATCCGCCGCCAGGGGTTGAATAAAGTCTCCAGTAGCGTGTTGGAAGGCCCAGTTTATCCCGTGAGGAATACCTAGGTTTTTAGGGAAGACCGTCAGTTTTATACGAGGGTCGTTGATCTTTTCTATCACCCCTTTGATGTCTTCGGTTGACCCATCATCGACAAGAAGCATCTCCCAATCTGTCAGGGTTTGAGCCCTCACAGATTCGATCATCTCCACCAACCATTCGGATTGATTCAGAACCGAAGCGCATACAGAAACCTTAGCCATCAACTTTATCCTCGCAGTATTTGCAACCTTGTGGTTCGTGGGGAAGCCCTATCGCATGGAACCAATAGCAGACTCCAGGCATACCGTGAGCCTCGTATATCTTCTTAAAGTAGTGCTGAAGCATCATCAATGATTCCGATGATTGAGTCTTGTCGGGTGACAATGTATTCCTCTCCTTCGATGTATTTCACCATGTGGGCGTTGGTAGAGAAAATCACCTTATCTCCGGGTTTTACTTCCATCGGCCACTGACCCTTGGGAGTCTTCTTACCTTTACCACACCATTTCACGTAACCAATGTCTTCTGTAATGTCAACAGACTCGGGTAACACAATCCCAGAATCGGAGATGTCGGAATACTCCGCTCGTTTAATGACTACTATGTCGCTCAACGGATCAAGTTTCAAAATGACTCCTTCTAGGTCAAGACCCCCTCTTTCGAAGGGGTCTCAATCTAGGCGCTGAAGGTGACGTTAATCAACCCCATAGTGCTAAGAGCCGTACACAAACTCGAAGCCAACGCGCCGGACGAAATCGACCCTGTAGCGGTCTGTTTCGTGGCTCCGGTGGTGACTCCGTAGAAACCGATCAGATCGGTTGAAGCCGCTCCCAAAACGGTACCCTGGGAGTTCTGATCGGACAGCTGTTTTACTGCTTGGCTTGTAGTAGCCATATTAACCTCCTAGACGAACGGCAAGTTCGTCGTAGTAGACCGTGGTTCCGTACAGAGTATCAATACGAGTCGGGAACACGTCGTTGTTGATGTCGTATGCCCTGATGACTCTCATAGAGATGTTTCTGTAAGTCTCTCTGGCCGCAAAGTCCACCCCTTGAGGGATTTCAAGAGGCACCATCACCAGACCAAATGCATCTCTAGTAAATGCGAGGTTCTGCACGAACGTCGAGGCTGCTGTGGCAAAACCACTAACTAGAGAAACTTTCCCTGAAGCGGTAGAAACTGTCCCGTTGGTAACGTTCTGATACGGTCCAGATGTGACCATCGCGGGGGAGATTTGAAGTACGGCAGTAGACGCCGCGCCCGGCTGGGTGGTGGCGGTAATGACGAAGTTCTTCAAAGACCCCGTGGACTGTCTGTTCTGGGGATTGATTGCAAACACCGTACCGAAAGTCACCACTTCTCCGATCTGGAACACGTCGGTCGAATTAAACCCGACAGTGGAGATCGAAGACCCCGATTGAGAAGCAGGGGCGTTAGAGACTAGAGCGTTGGAAGAGATGTGGATGTACGAAGAGACCGAAGGAATGTTCTGGTCCATATACACCTCGTAATTCCCTACCGTTGCCAGATAACCCTTTACCAGGGCTTCTTTTGCGGTGGGCATTACGAAACTACCCGTGAGGCTGTTTGAAATCGACCAGTAAGCCGCAGGATTAAACACCATCGTCCTGTTGTCTTGCGGGGCCGCGTTTTCATCCTGCCTCTGACCAACCAGTTGAATCGAGGTCGAGAAGAACGCCGGAGTCGTCCCCGGAGTACCAACAAAGTTGGATACCCCCGAGAAGTTCTGGAGCACGTCGAAGTCGATCTGGTTCGCCATCCCTGCCATAGCGGGTTTCAGGTATCTCTCTGAGAACTCTTCAACCGTAAGGGTCAAGTCCTGAGAGGTGAACTGAAAGGCTACTTGCTTCTGTTTGTTGATGGTAATCGAGACCGAAGGCTCAGCAATATCCTGAACCTGAAGTCCCGGGCCGTTGGCAACCGTGAAGCGGTTGGGCTTCCGAATGGTGAGAGAATTCCCGATCTTTACGAACTGATTCTCAAACTTCCGGTTCACCCTGTTCGCCGCAACCAGGTTGTTCTCCAGGATCACCAGGCTTTCTTTGGTGATGATCGATGGAGTAAGTAGTACCTGTTGAGACATTTAAGACTCCTTGGGTTAGTGCCTCACCCCAGGTCTCACAGAGTTCAATTCCTTCTTCCTGCGTGCTGCGTACTGCTCCATCGATTCCTCTTCAGGTGATGGGGCGGTTTCAGAAGACTTCGAAATCGGCGAGATCGGCTTGGGTGCGGCCGAAACGGGCTTGGGTTTCTCAGGGGCTTGGGTAAGCCTCGCTGTGATGATTCCAAGCTCAACTAGCTGTCTCGCAACGTCGGGATTTCCATCAGGTGCTTTGTACGAGGAGATGCGCTCTGCTTCTGCCGGATTCTTCCCGAGATAGTACTGAATGTCAGGGCCTTGTTCGGAGTTGAGAATCGCGTAAGCCATAGGGAATGAGACCTGAACCTCGGCAGACTCCGCTACTTCTGCGTAGTCGGGGTATTTTGCTCTGGCAGTCTCTACCCGCTTATTGAAGGCGTCTTGCACGGCTTTTTGCTGTGTAAGAACGACCTCCTGTTCGCGCTTCTTGTTCTCTTCGTCAAGCCTTTGAGCGACCCTCTTGTCGGCGATCCACGCTGACTTGGCGGCAATCCAGTCTTCCACCGCGTTGTCATAAGCATCGGGATCGCCAAAATCGGCACTCTTGGGCTTGAGAGGTTCTGTTTCAGTCTTTGCAGGTTTTTCAGCAACGCCTGTTGCTCTTTCCAACGCTGCCAATATCCTGAGTTCTCGGGCTTCTGCGGCTTCGCGGGCGCGTCTTTCGTCTTCCCGTTGTCGCGTCAGCTCATCGATTCGTTTCTGAACACCTTTCGCGGGCTTCTTAGCCTCTTCAGGGGTCGCGGATGAATCTTCCGAAAGTTCCTTTGCCGGTTCTGCTGGTGCCGTATCAGCAGCCTTTGGCGTTTCCTTGTCTGCGGCTGGCACATCCTTTACCGGGGATGCGTCCGGTTGAGTCTCGATAATAGGTACGTCGCTGGTTGCCGAAAGCGCAGGCTCATTCGTGGGCAGCAGGTCCAGCGTGATTCCTTTGACTATTTCCATGTATCTTTCCTTCCATCAACTATTTCTGCGAGTTTGTAGCAAGCTCTTACACGAGGAGTTACTTTCCCCGAAGGCCAGAAATGAACTCGCCCTTTAGACACCTTGTCCCTATATTTGTAGAGCTGATGCTCCATCCTCAACCATTGGTATGGTTCAAGAAGACGCTCTCTGGCGCATCTGACGA